GGGCCTCATACAACCCAACTTACCCAGTATTAAGTGGGAAGTGAGAAGTACTAATCTCTTTCCTAAGACTTCTTAGCGGGTATGTTAACGATGAGTTTCCTCTTGCCCTGTTCATCCACCACGACCGTATAAGTCCAGTCGGGTTTTAGAGGTGATTTCTCACCGAAGAAACCTTCTTTTGCGGTTACCATCTGATAGAACAGAGGTAAATCACGCTCAAAGGCTTCTTGCAAGAGCAGGATACAAATCTCATCCCTCTTGTAGGTTCGTTTACTTACCACCGGTTTGTTTCCCATAGATACTACCTTTCTTTTAACTTATAAAGGGTTAGTAACTTAGTGGAGACCTGAGCATCACGGAATTTAGAAAGTGGAATCCACCGAAAGAGAGGTTTTGGTTCAAAATCCTCAGGTTCGGTAAGAAGAATCTCATCCTTCTTGTAACTTGGGGTTTCAAGCCCAATACCAGAAGGCGGATCTTCCCAGGATTTCCACTCCGCGGGTTCAATTCGGTGTTTGGATAAGTACCGAAGTGCCTCAATATGTAACTCATCGTGGTCATCAAGAATAATTTTCTCATTCAGCCTCCTCCGATGGTCATGGGTATAGAACCGATTCTCAATGGTAGATAACCATGAGTAGGCTATAGCCCTCCCAATAGGAGTTTGCCTGGTGATCTGTTTATTCAACCCCGTGCCATTCATATTTCCCTCGACAGGAGAGATTGCGGAAGAAGGGATTCTTATTTCCTTTTGTGAACCCTTAATCACAATACACCCTGCACCTTCGGCGAGGACTTCTGACTCCAAAGTCTTGGACTTCTCAATGCTTCCACCAAATCTGGTTATCAAATTATGATAACGGGAATATAGAATGGGAGCATCTTGTTTAGAACAGGATATGACTACATCATCACCTAAAATTCGGAAATCTGCATCTGTAATAGCAGTTACAAATTTTAGAATGACATAGTGCATAAGTTCGAACATAGGGAAAGATATATACAAACCCATTGGTTGGCCTTGCAGATACCTTGCTTTCCTCAGTGGACCTTCACCTTGACCAAAGAATTTTGGATCGAAGTAGAAAGGTTTCTCTAGGAAATCAAAGTAAGCTTTGGGGACCCCCATATGGTGAAGTAGGTTGATCTGGAACTCCCTAGAGAGCCTATCAGTAGCATTGGAGAGATCTATACTTAGAAGGTACTTTCCTTGTTTAAGGGAATCCTTCATAAAGTCGATCATTCTCCTTTGATCTCCTGAGGCTACTTCCGGTTGTAACCAGAGCCACTGGCGTAACCAATCTGCTAACCTCTTGGTCTGCAGTTGAATTGCCCAGTGGCCTACCAGTATAGTTCGCCATTTCCCTTTGTCTGGGATGGCAGTAAGCTTACCAAGGACCCAAGGATCTTCGTTCTCATCGGCATAGAGTAAAGCCAGCTCTGCTGGAAACTCAAAGTCTTTGAGGCCATAAGGTCCAGGAAAGGTTTTCCCTTGATCATTACAAACCAGCTTTTCAGTAGCAATAGCCTCGACTGGTTCCAATACAGATTTCGGAACCCGGGGAAGATTGCAATACTGGACAAGTTTTGGAATGTAATGAACGGTTGGTTTAAGCTTTTCGCCCCCCACAACTGAGTCAAGACTTGGACAACCCCAAGTACCTACCCTATAGGAATTCAGAACCATGAGAACTTTTCTAACTTCCTTAAGGTTAGATCGGTTATCAATAAGGTGTCTGAAAATCCTTAGATCAGGTATAAGGTACCCTCGATACATGGTTCTTTTAAACCAAGGATAGCTGAAGGAATGGTTTCCCGCAAGTAGTTGTA